GGACAAATCCGCTCCTTACAAATACGCGCCGGACAAATACGCGCCGGACAAATTCGCGCGGGACAAATTCGCGCCGGACAAATACGCGCCGGACAAATCCGCGCCGGACAAATCCGCGCCGGACAAATACGCGCCGGACAAATTCGCGCCGGACAAATCCGCGCCGGACAAATCCGCGCCGGACAAATTCGCGCGGGACAAATTCGCGCCGGACAAATACGCGCGCTTGCCGCCTTCGCAGCGCAACCATTTGGCGTGATCCGCCAGGACTTCGGCAATTTGATCTTGTGTCATGGGGGCGCTCATTGCGCGGCACCCCGGCGCATATTCCAGTTATCAATTGAGCGATAAAAGTCACCGTTCACGGCGTCATCTTCCGCCCGGCGCTCGGCTTCGACGGTCACGGTAGCGGCGCTTTCAACCAACACGTCAATCGCGTGATCAATGGCGTCTTTGCCGTCCTGTGTCGGCGCGTCAAAGCGAATGTCAAGCAACTGCGACACCATGCGCTCAATTTGCAGCATCGCGATCCAAGCCGTTGTGGCAGCTTCGTGCCAATTGCCATTCCGGTCATCCGGGCACTTTTCCAGCCGGGTGCGATAACGCGCCAGGCTAACCATTGCTTCATGCTTGGCGGGCGTTTCGGGCGGTTGGATTGGCAGTAACTTGAGCATATAATTTATTCCCCTCTGTTCCGCCACCATCGGCGGGCATGAGCTAACCCTATTCAATGCCGCGCCGGTTGTCAATCATAAAATAAATGCCGGATGCTTTTTTTTATGATTGACAAGCTTCCGCGCTTTGGCTTAGGGTTCCAATCATGACAGTTTCAGACCTAATCGAACAGGCGGGCGGCACGCGAAAACTGGCGGAAACGCTGGGCTGTCGCCCGAATGCCGTGTGCAATTGGCGCTATCAAGGCGTTCCATACAAGCACCATGCCCGGCTGCGCGCAATGCTGCGCCGCCGTGTCGGGCGCGTGGCGCTTGCCGAAGCCCTGGAATGGAGACCCGCGAAGTGATGGATTTTTGGGAACGCATCGCGCGCGGGCATATCCGTTTGAGCGAGTTTGAGGACCGCCTGATATGGCGGATGCGTAGCGCCGGGGAAACCTGGGATGCCATCGAAGCGCGCATCAACGCCATTCGGCAGAACCGTTCTTTGGCAGGTGGTCGCGTATGAGAGGCCCTTCACCCTGGAATGCCGATCTTGACGCGCGGCTAACCTCCGATTGGGCGGCTGGTTTCAGCACTGCCGAGATCGGGCGCCGCATGGGCATCAGCAAAAACAGCGTCATAGGCCGCGCGCATCGGTTGCAGCTACCTTCGCGTGGATCGCCCATCAATTTGTCGCAGGCGCAGGCTATCCCCTGGACAGAGGAAGATGATGCGCTGTTGCGCCGCATTTATGGCGGTTTCCTCACCGCCGCACAGATTGGCGCCCGCATGGGGCGCACCACTCACGCTATTGCATATCGCGCCGCTCACTTGGGCTTGAAAGCCGGGCGCCGCGCGCAACAGACAAGGCCGCGCGTATCTCCTTCTGCGCAGCCTTCGGCGGGCCGGGGTGCATCCTCCCCTCGGCAATCTCGGCCCGCCACCATCTCTCGCGCGTCTTCCTTGCGCGCGGTTGAGCGCCTGGACTCCTCCCCCCAGGTTGAAAACTTGCCCGAGGCGGTTGCAGAAATGCCGCCGCCTCGGGTCTTTTTGGGGACGGAATGCAAATACCCACTGCACGGGGATGAGCGTCCGGTATCGCCGCGCTTTTGCGCCGAACCCGTGCGCGACAACGCCAAGGGCTGCGCCTCGCCGTATTGCGCCGCGCATTATGCGGAGTGTTACGTCAAGCCAGTGAAGAAGACGCGGGAAGAACGCCAAACACTTCATGTTACAGAAAAACAAGTGGATTGGCGTCATTTTTATTGGGCGCGCGGGTGATGCGCGTGGAAAAGATTGGGCTGGCGACGCAATGGACGCGCATTTACGCGCTTTGCGAGCCGGACTGGACGCCGCGATATGTTGGCAAGACGGTCCATTATCTGCACGAGCGCCATAAGGCGCACATCCGCGACGCCAAGAAAGGCAAGCGGCTTCCCGTCCATTACTGGCTACGGAAGAAGATCGCGGCAGGCGAGCGGCTGTGCATCCATCTTCTCGAAAACGTCGCCGATGGGGCCGACTGGCAAGAGCGCGAGCGTCACTGGATTGCGGAAATGCGCCGATCTGGCGCCGAGCTGCTCAACCTGACCAGTGGCGGTGAAGGGCTGCATGGCCATCGGTTCAGCGACGAACACCGCGCCAAGATTGCGGCGCGCCTCCGCACCGGCGCGCATATCGCTTGTCAGGTGTGCGGCGCCCTCGCTTGGCGCAAGGCCAATGAGATAGCGCAGGGCCACAATCGTTTCTGCTCGCGTCAATGTTCCAACGCCCGCAACAAGGGAGCAAGCCTGTTTCATGCCGCATAAAGAAGTCATTGGCCTTGCTGAACTTTGGTTAGGCGACTGCCGGGAGATTGCGCCGGGGCTGGAAAGGCCTGCGGCGGTGATAAGTGATCCGCCATTTGGTACTGCTGACCTATGGAAAGCGCCAAACGTGCCCAAGCGCCGCAAGTGGCATCTTTTTGGCGAGGGCGAGATTTTGGAATGGGATCAGGCGCAACCGTTTGTGCTTGACCTGCCCGCTATGGCCGACCGAGTGATCCTTTGGGGCGGACAGTTTTATTCCCTGCCGATAAGCCGTGGCTGGTTGGTGTGGAACAAGATTATTCGTAATTTCAGCACTAGCGTTTGTGAATTGGCATGGACCAATTTATCGCAGCCGGTTGACGCCTTTGATTATTCGCATGGCCAGCTTGCACACGAAGGCAAAGAGCACCCCACGCAAAAGCCGGTGCCCCTCATGCGCTGGTGTATCGAACAAGCCAAGGTCCCGCCCGGCGGCGTGATCCTCGATCCCTACATGGGCAGCGGTTCAACCGGCGTGGCGGCGGTGCAAATGCGGTACCCCTTCATCGGGATTGAGATTGAGGAACGCTATTTTGATATCGCCTGCCGCCGCATAGAAGAAGCGCAGCGGCAGGGCGACATGTTCCGGGACGCGGTGGCGCCATGATAGTCGCCCTGACCTTCACGCTATGCCTTGCGGGGCAATGCGTGCCAGGCATACAGTATCAGCGCGCGGTAGGCTATGGCGAGGCCCGCGCTTGCCGGATGGCATATGATTTCGCGCGATCCCGCGCGCATCCTGACGCGACGTTCCGGGATGTAGAATGTAAAGCAACGGAGGAACGGAAATGAGTGGTTTGCATGATGATTTCCCGCCACACGCTCAGGCGCGGGAAGAGGCGATGCTTTTTGAAAAGGCGAAAGCCCGCGCCGAATTGCGGGACCGCTTCGCCATGGCGGTAGTTTCTGGCGTTTATATTCATTGGAGAACATCACTGGATACAATGGAATTGGGATGCGATTACGAAGATATTGCGATGATGGCTTATGACGTGGCCGACGCCATGCTGAAGGCGCGCGGCCATGAGTGACATCCGCGATAGCCTTAAAATCGGCTTAGGCGTGGCGCTTCTGTTTGCGCTGCCCATCGGCGCCGTGTGGGGCGTGGTGATCCTGATGGCTTGGTTGCAAAAGGCGGTGGGGTTGTGACCGCCGCACCTAAGCGCAAGGCGCAGCCAGAGGCGATCATACAGCGCGCCATCATCGCGCGGCTGAAGCTATCCGGCATTGTCTGTCATCACTCGCCTAATGCTGCCAAGCGCAGCGTTATCGGCGGGCGGCGCATCAAGGCGGATGGCATGATTACCGGCTGGCCTGACCTGACCGTAGTAGGGCCGGAAGGGCTTGTGGCGTTCCTTGAGGTGAAGGCGCCGGGCGGCAAGCTATCGCCAGCGCAAGGCGAGATTGGCATGATGCTTATGAGAATGGGCCAAGTATGGGCTGAGGTGCGCTCACAGGATGAAGCCGTCGCGGTGCTGCAACAATGGGGATGGGACGTGAAATGATTGACTGGAACAAGCCGATTGAGACGGTTGATGGGCGCAAGGCGCGCGTGATAGAAACGCTTCGGCAGGAGCTTTGGCTCCTTGTATGGGTTGCCGCCGAATACGAAGGCCCTGGCGATGTTTATATTGTGGACGTTGAGGGTTGCCGCTGCGATAGCCGCTCGCTGCAGATGGGATTGCAAACGTCTCAATTCATCCGCAACATGCGGGTGAAGCGCAAAGCATGGATCAGATTGCCGATCTATGCTTTCTACAAAGGCGACACTAAGGAAGAAATCGAAGCGCAAATCACAAATCCTAACTACAAAGCCGTTTATTGCGAATGGGAGGAAGAACCATGACCTATCCCCCGCCCATGACAACGCTCGACTTCGGCCCGGAGCCGCATAGCGAAGTGACGCAATGGGTCAAGCGCGTCTTCACCACGCTGCAAGACCGCGAGCCTGATCCGGTGGAGGACGCAGAACGCGCGGCGCATTTCGAGACATGGAAGGCGAAGCATCGGTGATGCGCTACGGGTCTGTTTGCTCCGGGATAGAAGCCGCGAGCGTAGCATGGGCGCCGCTTGGCTGGCGCGCGTCTTTCTTCTCAGAGATTGAGCCTTTCCCGCGCGCCGTCCTGAAGCACCATTTCCCAGCCGTGCCCCTGCATGGCGACTTCACGACCATTGAAAGCAATCAATATGAACCAATCGACGTTCTTGTTGGAGGAACCCCCTGCCAATCGTTCTCAGTCGCGGGACTACGAGGCGGCTTGGCAGACGGCCGTGGCAACCTGGCCCTCGAATATCTTAGGCTTGCTCAACGAACACGGCCCCGATGGCTGGTTTGGGAGAACGTCCCCGGCGTCTTGTCGTCAAATGGAGGACGGGACTTTGGTGCCATTCTCGGGGGCATGGTTGAACTCGGGTATGGCATCGCCTACCGAGTGCTTGACGCTCAGTTCTTTGGAGTGGCCCAGCGCCGCCGCCGTGTGTTCGTTGTCGGATACCTTGGAGACTGGCGACGTGCCGCAGCGGTTTTATTTGAGCGCCACAGCTTGTCGGGGGATCCTTCGCCGCGCCGAGAAGCGGGGAAAAGTGTTGCCGGAACGCTTGGAGGAAGCTCTCAAAGCGGCGGCTTCCGCATTACTGACCTAGACAACAGCGGCGCGTTTATCCCCGTAACGGGCAAGACGCTTCTGTCTTTTGATCACGCGGCCAATCCGCTTGATGAAAACCTTATTTCTTTTGCAGATCAAGTGCGCCGCCTCACCCCGCGCGAGTGCGAGCGCCTGCAAGGATTCCCCGACGATTACACGCTGGTCCCCAATCGCGGCAAGCCTGCCGCCGATGGCCCGCGCTATAAGGCGCTAGGGAATTCTATGGCCGTGCCGGTTATGCGGTGGATTGGGCAACGCATCACTACATCGGAGCGCCGCCATGCCACGTAGCGCAACCCTCACCGGGCCAGGAATGGCGCGCTCACCAAGCGCCCATTTCCGCACCGTGCGCGCGTCCACTTCAAGCGCCATTGCGGCCTCGCGCTGGTTCATGCCAAGCGCGGCGATGGCTTCCCTGAATTGCTCAGGCGACACGGCGGACAATGCCTTGCGCGTCAACCGCCATACCAGCAGCGGCGAAGGCCGGGCGCAGCGTGTCAATCGTTTCGTCAATGCGGAACGTATTGGACAGGCTGCCGTCAGCTTTGAACAGCGCCAGGCGTTCGGGCCGATCATCACGGCAAGCAATGAAGCCGATGGCATCGTCGGGCAGGGCGGGGCGGGTTGCGGGCTTGAACATGAAAGCGTGATAGGCCCATGGGGCCTAAGTGTCAAGAGGTATTTTGCATGACCCTCGCCGCGTTCGCCCAATGGCTGGCGGAAGAAATGGGCCTGCAATGAAGCGCCGATCAATTTATGATCCGCTTCCCGCGCCAACTGCGGCAGAGATCGCCAATGAATACGCGCGCATGTCGCGCGATAGTTTGGCTATGGCCTTGGCTGCAATGGGTTACAAGCGCGCCATATTTCAAGCGCCGCGCATTGGAACCCTACTTTGGTATGAATATGCCATCTTGAAGGAAGCGCTTGACACGCGCTTAGACCGCGCCGATTGGCCGTGCCTTCTGCTACAACGTCACCGCAAAGCGCGTACCGTCTGGTTCTGCACTGTTTCATGTGACTGGAAAACTGACGGCGCCAAAGGGCGCAGCATCATTAGCCTTGCAAGTTACACCTGGGAGATGTCAGAGAATGAAGCCGCCCGTCGCATTCTTGACGCCGTTGAACCGGACGTCCGACGTGTCAGATTATGACCCAAACGACTGGAACCGCGCCCTTACCGGTTCGGCCCGCCAGCAACGCGCCGCTGCCAAGTCCGCCCGCGATGAAGCCGGGATCGTGTCTTTCTCGGAAGAGCAAGCCGCGCTGGCATTCGCGGCAAAGCAGGAAGGCAAGATGGTATGGGACCATACCGCCGGCCAATGGTTTCTATTCGACAAGGGCAAGTGGACGGTTGACGGGTTAGGCGTTGCCAATGACCGCGCCCGGCAATTCTTGCGCGACCTACAGGCGACGCCCGGCATATCCGAGGGCGAGCGCAAGGCCATGGGTAAGCTGGCCTTCACGCGCAACGTCCTAGAGTTTGCCAAGTCAGACAAGCGCATCGCCGTGCATCAAGGGGTTTGGGATGCCAACCCTTGGCTTCTAGGCGTTCCGGGTGGCGTGGTTGACCTAAAGACAGGCAAGACGCGCGACGCCAAGCCCGGCGAATACATCAGCCGAACCACGCTTGTCGCACCTGCCAAGCCTTCATCCGATCCGGTCCTATGGCGCGGGTTCCTAATTGAAGCGACCGCCAACGACCCGGAAACCATCGCCTTCCTTCAACGCCTTTGCGGGTATTTCCTGACCGGCGACGTGACAGAGGAAATGCTTGCCTTCCTGTACGGAAGCGGCGGCAACGGCAAAGGCGTGTTTGTGACCACGGTCACCACGATCCTCGGCGGCTACGCCGTTGCCGCGCCTATGGACGCCTTCACCGCAGATTCCAGAATGAATGTGGAATACTACCGCGCCCGCATGGCCGGGAGCCGCCTAGTCACCGCGTCAGAGACTGAGGCGGGCCGCGCCTGGGCAGAAAGTCAGATCAAGGAATTGACCGGCAACGAGGCGCCAGTGTCCGCGCGCCAGCCATACGGGCGCCCCTTCGAGTATTGGCCGCAATACAAGCTGATGTTTGTCGGGAACCACGCGCCGCGCCTCAAAGGCCGCAGCAAGGCCATGGAGCGCCGGTTGCGGATTGTGCCCTTCGACAATGAGCCGGCGCAGCCTGACCACACCTTAAAAACCCGCCTAGAAGCAGAATACCCGGCTATCTTGCAATGGATGATCGAGGGGTGCCTCCTTTGGCAGCAGCAGCGCCTAGGCACCGCGCCGGCAATCGCCGCGAAAACAGCCGAGTATTTCGAGCTTCAAGACGCTTTCGGCAGGTGGATGGGCGAGCGATGCACCCTGGACGCTGCATTCAGCGCGCGGCCTGGCGCCCTTTACGGAGACTTCCGTAATTGGGCCAAAGCCAACGGTGAACACGCCCCCAGCAACCAAGAATTTGCCGAAAATATCAATCGCCACAAGGGTTTATTTCGTCGCACGGTGCGGGGCGCGCATTGGGTGGCAGGTATCAAACTGAAGGATTTAAACGATGAAGCAACCTTCCCTGTTTGACCAATCGGAACCGCTTGGGGTGCAGCGGGTGCCGTGCGAAAGGCATATTTGCAAACATTCCCCATACAGGGGCGCGCGCGCATATGCGCAGGTGAGAGAGTTTGAAAAAGTCCCTAATCGCACGGCACCCCCTACACCCTGCGATGAACTAGACCCCGCCGCCGCATATCCGACCCGTGCCAGCCGGGCGATAGCCTTTGCCGCATGGCAAGCCGCTGGTGAACCCTGGCCACCGCCTGCCGGCCTGACTAGCGCGATTGCCTCCAGGCTGATCCCGCGCGGCAACAGGGGGGCCAGCCAATGGCGGAAATGACCCCCCGGCAGATCGGCGCGTATCACGCCGCGATTGACCTAAGAGACTTTGCCCAAGGCCGGGCACATGCCGCACGCAACGCTGCCAAGGAAGCCGATAGCCAACAGGGCCGGGATTACCGGGATGGGGAAGCGGAATGGTGGGAGCAACGCGCCAAGGTGGCGGACGAGATTATCCAACAGCAGGAGCGCAAGGCATGACGAAACCACGCGCGCGCGGGCGGGGTCGGCCTGAGACCCGCATAACCCTGGATTACGGGCCTGCACAGAGGCTTGTCAACGGAACCGCCTGGATTACCTACCGGGCGGACCCTGACAGCCCTGGACGCCCTTCTGTGAGGGCTGGCAAGGCCAAGGTGATTTACCACGAA